ATTCAAAAATGATATTTTTGTAAAAAGTTTGAATAAATGCAAAGGAATAATCACTTATCATAAAAAAAATGAACAATATTGTAACAATATTTTTACAAAATATAGCTTACCTGTGAAAATTTTGAATATTAAACTACCTTGTAATATAATTGAAACTTCATTCGATGAATATGTTTTAAATGACCTCAAAATATATTATATTGGTTGTAGCAGTGAGGATAATATACAAATGTTTCATACTCTTAAAACTCATTACGATAAACATATTTTGCTTATTGATTATGAATCCCAACATATTATTACAAATGAATTTACATATAAAATAAATGAAAGTAATATAATCTTAGATATTGAAAATAGCAAACATTCTTTCATAGAAAAAATTAAATCAAACATACTATTTATATATGCTGAAGAGTTGACAAAAACCGATAAAATCTCTCTATTTATTGAATACAATATTCCATTTTTTATTAATAAAACATCGTCAGCAGTTGAATATCTCGGAAATGAATACCCATTGTATTATGAAAACACCGATGATATACAACATAAAATTAACAATGAAAATATTATAAATGTATTAAAAGATGGTTACAATTATTTAGTCGCGTTAAATAAACAGGATATGTCATTCGAATACTTTAATTCAGAAATTATGAAATTTATAAATTAAAAAAAAATAAACGTTAAAAAAAATTGATCACAATAAAAGTAAATAAATTCCAGTATATTAACTAACTATGAACAACAAGAACTATACTAAAACAGATCTCACTATTGACTTGAAAAATGTATGCCATGACGAGGATCATCATCCTCCACTACTAAGACGAGAACGTAATAGTGATTATGGTATGTTTTGTGAACATTTTGAATATGATGTACAAAATTGGTTTCTTCACATTGATAATAAAAAACGCATCGATCTAATTGAACAACTTGCAGGATTGATAAAACAAACTACAATTATTGATACTCCTCACCCGAGACGCAAAGACATGATATGTGCTGAATTACCACCTCGACTCGGTAGACAATCCAGTATTGCTCCTTCAAAAATGGAGTCTTATCCAGAAGACTATGAACATGATGAAGAAATAACACCACCTAAAATTAGGGTTCCATGTCTTACACCGTTACAGAATGAATCAAATGATAAATTTATGGATGATAATATATTTAATCTAAATATGACAAGAGGAAGTCAACCAAAAAATTTTATTCTTTCAGATGATGAATTGTAATTTACAAACAAAAAAAATTGAATTACTATAATATAACTTACTTTTTTATACTAAAATAATGTCGAATAACACAAACCCTTGTATTAAACCAATCATTATTCGCTCTATAGGGGAAGATAAATGGCATAGATCGTTAGCATCTATGCTTGAAGATGACATTAAAGACATTATTATTATTTCTAAACAAGATATTCCAATTGGAAGCTATCATACATTTAAAAATAACTTTATAGATAACAATACATATGTAAAAACAGGGAGCATATGGAAATACTATATTAAAAGAGACGATAAGGATAAAAATATGTTCTTTAGAATTACAGAAAATTATGATTTTAATGAAAACTTATTAGTACAAGATATTAATAAGTTTTCAAAAGAAGACATCGATTACGTTAAAAAAAATTATACTTTGTTCCACGAATCATAATTAAATGGAGCTAATACAATATCTTTTAATTTATCACTCCAATATTCTGTTCTTTTTTCTCGCACAATGTCTTTATTTGTCTTAGGATATTTGGTAGTATTATTCATTATTTCTCTTTCAAGTGATGTAATTTTTGGCTTTGTGCCATAACAATTTACACCAAACCTAACTGCCTTATTATCAATATACCCACCATTTATTCCTGGTCTACCACAATCATTTTCATGACCTTCAATATTTTGTAATTGATTATATGTTTCTTTTTGTGTAGGATATAAAGCTAATTGATCATCAGACCAACCATAACTACACCATTCGGCACCTTTATTATAAGCTTGTTCAATTTCATCATACTTTGCAAGTCGTGCACCGTATGCTTTACATAAAGACTTTGCATCTTCATATACATAATCATTTCCAGGAATATGGAATACTTGAGGGCTTCCAGATGATGTGCCCGATGATTCTGATGCTTTTGGACCAGAGGATGATGGTTTTGACACACTAATATCTACTTCTGGTTTTCCGTCTGACGAATTTAATGCAGCTTTAATATCAAACCCAAAAAAGTAAATAGCTCCATTTATAAATAGCAAAAACAAAAATACTGCCCATAATAATACTTCTAAAAATACTAAACTACTTTGTTTTTCACTTGTACCTGAACTATCTCCACTTAAAGCCCCTAAACCCGTAACTATTAAATATATAATAATAATAAATATGGTTAATGATATTAATACCTGCGGATTTGTTGCTGCATTTGCAATATTATCATAACTGGGTAAACTTGTCACCGAAACACTATTTGATCCCATTCTTATATATATAATCTATTTGTTTTTTTTTTTGTAAAAAAGACAATAAGCATATGTTGATATTATTTTTGATGTGTCATTTATCTCATTTACTTGAGTATCATTAAAATTGTACCACTTATTATCATTATTTCTAACATATGCTGTATAATGCCCACCCATCACATTTCCACTATGATTACATACTCCACATAAGTCATAAATATAAGTATCTTTATTGTAACCAGTTGCATATTTTCTAATATCTAAATTATCTAAAGGAAAATCTATCAAACGTTGATCTTTGCGTAACGTGTTTGTAAATCGTTTAAATGATAAAATCAACACGTCTGGAAAACTCCAAAATGAAATATTTCTTGTAACATCTTCCTTCTTATTCGTTTTTTCATTAAACCAAGCATTATCACCTTCCAGTTTTTCTCCTTCAAAATATGTATCAAAACAGTCATAAATAGTAGGTTCCTTTTTATTAGACATTGGTAAATCAACTATAAAATATGGCTCTGGAACAAAATTCAATAATTTACTTGGTTCTTGAACAGAATAGGTGTTTGATACGTGAACGCCATAAAATATCTTAAAAATCTCTGAATACTCCTTTTCGTACATATTTTTAACCATTGTAAAACAGGCCTGTGCATATTTGTCTTGGTCATTTTGAATAGTTCCTTTTACATTCATCTCGACATTGCGTTTTAACGAATTGTGAAAACAATCCATTAAAAAAAGTAGAAACTCATGAATATCATTTTGACTATAATCTGTAAACAATGTATGCCCTTTGTGTCTTGCAACATTATGAATTGTTTTTATCCAACCTGATGGACTGATTGTACAGTTTTTTGACCACATCAATCTTCTAATATTATCGTATTCTACAAATATTAGCGAATCTGAAGTCTTATTTAATCTTTTACGTATGTTTTTTATATCGAAAACATCGTTCAACTCTTTTATATGTACTAACACTTGAATACATGAATTTACAAAACACGTGTTTCCCAGATTAGCTAATCCTGATAATCCTTTATTACTACTATAATTTACTTCATCCATATAAAATGTATAAATTTTTGTATTTAAACATATTATTTTATATATATATTAATAAAATGAACAGCCATAGCAATACACAAAACGATGACGTTCTATTGCGTTATATGAATTTTGTAGAAAATTCTGTCCCAATTATTAGAGAATGTATGGAATATATATCCGTCTCAGAAACACATCTATATGAAGCAGTTACACGAAATACTAATGAACGATATTACCCTAACACATATAGAGAAGCACCTATGAGACCACCTTTTAATAGTAGAAGACGAGAACGATCTCCTTCATATGATGAGAATAGCAATATTAATAATAATACAAGACACCATAATATTAATAATAACAGATTGCGCAGAAATAGAAATGATGGATTGAATACTAATTCGAATATATTTACAAATTCAAATAGCGAACCATACGGACAAAATGACAATCCAAATAATTTGTTAAATTACATGAATAGTTTACAAAATATTATGGGTTCTGGACAAAATAATAACAATACTAATAATTTTTTGGCAAATCTTATACCACATCTTACGCCTGTAATTATTCGTCCAACACAAAATCAGATTTCTACTGCTTGTGAAACTATAGAATTTGGAACCATTGAAAACCCTCCAAATTCGAATTGTCCAATTACCATTGAACCATTTAATTCTGAAGATATTGTAACCCGTATTAAATACTGCGGTCATTGTTTTAAGACAGAAGCACTTAACAGATGGTTTACTAATAATGTTAGATGTCCAATGTGTAGATATGATATTAGAACATACATAAATCATCAAAATTTAAATAATAGGTCAACTAATGAAGAGCCAATATCATTAGAAACCCCTTCTACAGAACCTATATTGTCAGAAACTCCTCAAATGGATCCCTCTGTAAATATTTTGTATACAACAGTTCAATATTATAGTACATTGCCAAATGAACGCGAAGACGAAAATCAAGAAAACAATCAGACCGACAATAGTTAAACGTTAAACTATTTAAACACCGCAAGTAATAGTATAATATAAATGAGGATTATAGAAAAAAGTGATAAGACCAAAGGTTTGTTTTCTTCGGAAAAATACGTAATCAACGACAAAATATACAAACTCCAAGGTGTTACTTACGATAAACCATCCAGAACAACTATTGAAATAGGCAAAGATGTTCATATCGATGATGAATATGGTATCTTTATGAACCATTCATTTACCCCATCTTGTATGATCAAAGATGGATATATTGTTGCCCTATGCAACATAAACGAAAATGATGAACTAACATTTAACTACAATAGCAGTGAGACATCTATGGCATGTCCTTTTGTTGACAGTGAAACAAATGAACAGGTTTATGGTCAAATGAAATTAAATTTTGGAAACAATTAATAGCTATCCAAAAATATTATTTACATAAAATAATTAATTTAATTATTTTATTTAATTGAAAAACTTACTTCTATAGTTGAAAATTTCATCGTCGCTTATAATTTGTGTTTTTAATGTGTCAAAATTCATACCTTCAAGCATCTTAATTATAAAATATAACGAATAAATTCCACATTCTGTATTTTTTTTCTGGTGTTCAACGCCTTCTGTATTATCATAGGTTAGTTTTCGTTTCATATTCATTCCTTGTTTTTGAATCCTTCTTACAAATACATTTATCTCTTCTGGAGCAGCATCACCTACGCTGTCAAAAAAATATATTTTGTTTAATTTAAAATTTATAAATAAAGATATCCAATGTGAGCCTTCCAAATAATGAGGATCAGTATTAAATATAACACCTATCATATTAACACCTTTATTCAACATTTTTTTACTACTAAACTTACACAACTCGTCCCATACGCATTCGCCATACAACTTTTTTGTATCAAAATCAATCGGAGAAGGACCAATAAATTTAAAATTTTTATGTTTCATCTCATATTGTTTCATTACTTTTTCTATATCTACACTGGATAACCACGTTCGAGGATTACTGTTCCATGAACTCGGTGCATTAGGGGA